CGAGAAGCCCGACCTGACCTTTGTATCGGTTCATAGCGTTTTCCTTTCCGCGAGGTCAAAGCACCTCGCACTGAATAATCATTCGATAGCTCTTAGCCTCGTCGTCGTAGCCGGTCTCCGCCACGGAGTAGGCGAGGTCGAAGCCGTCGAGCGTGTCCAAAATGGACACATAGAAGCCGCCATCGTCGTAGGCGGCGGCGCTCTGGCACCAGCAGTCGAGTTGGCAGCGCCACACGCGGAGCTGCCCGACCCCGTCGCCGAAGTAGCGCCTGAGACCGTATAGGCTCACGGTGATGTACGAGGTCTGCCCCGCCGGGGTCATATCCTCGTAGACATTAAACCCCGCCGCCCGAAGCGCCGACAGGAGTGTTGAGAATGTCATAGCGCGCCTCCTCTCTTGATAGGCTGAGGACATAGGTCTCGCGCCCATCCTCGTCCCGGTCGTTCCGCAGGCTTCGGATCGCGTAGACATGGCCGCCGTAGATGGCGTAGTCGTTCGCGTCAATCACGCCGAGCCGCGGAGTTTGGAGCATCGCGTCAAGGCGCTTTCCGGCCGCCGCCCATTGGATAGCCGTGCTCTCGTATATGGAGAGCTCCGCGCAATAGTGCGCACTCTTGACCGAGAGCTTTCGGTCGAGAGGACTTGACCCGCTGCCGAGACCGGCGATCTGAAGCACACGGTCGTAGATCATGTCGCCGCCCCCGTTGTCGCTGTCCGGACGATTCGGTTGTTGAGCCGGTAGCGGAGCATATCCGGAATCGCACCGGAGCCGTCGCGCTTTCGGTACATCCAGGCTGCGTACATCACGAGCAGATCGAGATCGTCGGCCTCCGTTTCGGCGAGTACGATGCCCTTGTCCGCGATTTCGTTCCGCGCCGCGTCGAGCAGGTGCTCGAGATAGGCGGTCATGGTCGCATCGGGCGCGTAAAAGCCGAGGTCGGCCTTGAGAAACTCAAGGGCCGGGCTTGTGGTAACTGTGGACATGAGATCCTCCTCACGTCCTCAGGGCTGCCATGTGGCAGCCCATCGGGACGGGTGTATTATCAGGTTTTGGGGACGGAGTTGACGTTGCCGGCGGAGACGACCTTGCCGGCGGAGTCGAGCTCCACGACCGCGATCGGGCAGCCTGCGGCGGCGGTGATCTGGGTCGTGCCGGAGGTCAGCGCGGTCCAGCCGGTGCCGAGCTTGTCGCCGACAACGATGCCGCCGGTGGTGGCCTGCGCCTTATACTTCAGCGTGGGGCTGTCTTCCTTTGCGCCGGAGACGGTTACGACAGTGTCGCCGCTCGCGGTACCGGCGGCCGCGGTGCAGATCAGGGTGTTCAGCGCGGTGTTGGCGTAGTCCACGGCGAAGTCCTTCGCAGTGGTGCAGTCGGTGTTGTTGTAGTTCACGAGCACAAAGCACTCGCCGCGGGCGGTCTTTCCGTCATAGCGAGCATAGCCCTTGAAGACGGTCTGATTCTGCACGAAGAACTGCTGATCACTCTGACCGACAGTCGCTCCCTCGCGCTCGGCCATGATCTGCACGCTCATGAAGCCGCCGCCGATCTCATAGTCGGCCATGAAGTCGCATTCCTCGATTGCGCCGCCGATGACGGGCATCTGATTGTTGACCTGAGAGACCAGAGCCGCGGAGCTGTCAAAGGCCATCGCGCGGGACACAATGTCCATGTGAGTCTTGCGGTTCATGACCCAGACGAGCTTGCCGTCAGAGTATTTGGGATCGGCCTTGCCGAGCGCGGCCAGCAGGGGCTGGAAGAAGCTCACGCCGGTATTGGAGCCGATGTTGAGCTTGATGACATTGGAGCTGTGCAGGTCCGTGAAGTCGCCCTGCTTGGAGCCCCACCAGGCGGGCTGGCTGGAGGCGGCGAGGCGGGTAATGAAGCCGACGGGCATGTGGCTCGCGGGGCCCTTGCCATAGACGATGGCCTTGTCAAGCGCCTTGCCGACAGCGGCGAGAAGGTTCGCGATCAGCTCCTCACCGAGATTGATGTCGGAATCGTCAAGCAGACTGTTGGCAATCTTGAAATAACCGCCGACGGTGTAGCCGTCGAGCTCGATCTCGGTGAAGCTCAGGTCAAGCTCATTGAGGGAGCCGACCATCTCCATCCACACGGCCTCGGGCGCAGCGCCGCAGACGGGCTGGCGGGATGTGCCCTTGATGGGCTTCACGGTGCAGTATTTCAGAAGCTTCGAGGAGTTGTCGATGTTTTCGCGCATCAGATCGAGCACGACCTCGGGGATGAGGACGGAAACGCCGCTGACGCTGCGCTGGGTTTCGCCGGCCCGCATAACGCTGCGGACGGACTCAATCCAGGTCTTGACCTCGCTGCGGGCGAAAAAGGCCTCGCGGGCCTCTCTGGTGGTGAAGCAGCCGGAACGGCTGCGGATGTTCTCAGGCATGACAGAATATCTCCTTTCAAATTTTGCGGCCGCGCGGCCGGTCATAGGTTCGGGTGCGGGGGGCGGGGCCTCGGTCTCGGTCTGCGCCTCGATCTCGGCGAGGCAGCTCTCGGCCTCGGAAACAGCGGCATCGGCCTCTGCGATCGCCTCCTCGACGGCGGCGACAGCAGCATCAGCTTCAGCGATCGCTTCATTCAGAGCGTCGGTCTGTTCCTCCAGTTCCGGGGTGATCTCCTCGGCGGCGTCAATCGCGGCCTCGAGCTCGGACTCGTCGGCGCGCAGCGCACTGCGCTTGTTCTGCGCTTCGGCCAGGGATGCATCGAGGGCGGAGCGATTCTTCCGTGCCGCGTCCAGACGCTTCTTGGCCATGAGGGCTTTAATTGCCATGGTTGATCTTTCCTTTCAGATGGGCTCGCCAGGCGTCAAGCCGGCGGCGTTTCAGTTCGGGGCTCATAGCGTTCATAGCGCTCCGGGCGCTCACGGCCGTCGCCGTGTAGGCCGGGAAGGTCACCACCGAGACCTCATACAAGGTCACCTTCATGATGTGGTTAATGCACGTCCCGTCGGGCAGATACTCAAACCACATATCGTCAATGTCAAAGCCGAAGGAAGCCTGATTGACGTCACCCCGCTGGACGCGGGCATAGAGGTTCATGGCGTCAACATCGTCCCGGTTGACCTTGATCACACCGTAAAGGCCGTGCTCGTCCACGGTCAGCGTAAGAGTCCCGACCGTCGTGCGGCCAATGACAAGACGGGTCTCATGGTCGATGAGCCCGCGGATGTCGCAGCCGAAGATGTCATCAAAGGCATGGGGGTCAATGCTCTCCAGCTCGCCCTTGCGAATCTCGTAGAACTCACCGAACACGGCAAAGTAGCCCTCAATGATCGGGCTGCCGTCCTCCGCGGCGCGGGTCTTGAATGTCGTGCTGCAATATCGTTTCTGATAGTTATCCATCGGCATTATCCTCGTCCTCCTTCTGGATGAGCTTTTTCTGGTCGCCGCTCATGGCGGCGGGGATGTAGTTCTCGAGCATCTTCAGCTCGTTCAGTTCCGCCATCGGCTCGAGATTCAGCTGATCGCGGACCTCGTTGCCGGTGACATAGCCCATCGCGCCGAGATCTTTATAGATGCTCACGATGTCTCGCAGGTTGTATCGGTAGAGGCTCTTGACGTCAAGCAGCACATAGCGCTTCGGGCTCAGGATCAGACCGTTTGTCAGTGCCTGCTGGATCTCGAGAGCCAGAGGCCGGACAGTTGTCTCGATCCGCCCGTTATATTCGTCAACCGAGAAATTGCTCACGCCAAGCACAAAGCCGGGAACGCCGAGCATCGAGCAGACGGCCTTGCGGTCGAGCTCGATGTTGTCCTTGATCGCGATGTCCGAAATGGACAGGGGCCGCATGGATTCGATCTTCATGAGATTCCCGGGGATCACCCAGGGCTTGCCGGTCTGCTGGCTATCAACGTAGCTCTTTAGGAACTCCGCCTTTTTGCTCTCATCTGCGAGATCGCTGTCGCCGTCCACGCCGATGACCATAGGCGGCATATAGGTCGGATCAGAGAGATTCGTCTTGGCCGCGGAGGTGTGGCCGAGGCTTTTCGATACCGCGTCGAGACCGACGCGCAGGCCGAGGCCGCGCCACGGTTCGTCCGGAGTCGCACCGTTAGCAAAGCACAGAAGATCGTCCGCGCTGAACTCATGGCCGCGCCAGCTTACGCGCCACTCGGGCCATAGGCCCTTGCTCATCGGCACCGCGCCGGGCATAGGCAGAAGGTCATGCAGCTCGCCGTCCCGCGTCTGCGGAAGCACGAAGGCGGTTCCGTCCCGGCTGAGCAGCATCTCGGTGACGATCCAGCTCATCCAGCGCATTCGCGTGCCGAGCTCGCGGCAGGGTGTTACGTCAATGAACCTCGAAAAGGAATCGCGCACACGGCGGTCCCCGTCCTTTCCGTTCTCCATGACCTTGATGGTCATGCTGCCGATCAGCCCAGCGATGAAGCGCACGCAGGCGATCACCTCGGGC